TGCCAACGCTTCATTAAGCATTGCTACTATTTGAAACACATTGTCTTTTTCTAACCCAACCAATGGATCTATAGTTAAGTTTAAATTTTTTGTATATGATGCTATTTTACTTGCCATAGTGTCTAAATCTCCATGTAAGTCAAGCATTTCTTCTGAAATTTGCTCGTAAGTAGGTCCTTTTTTCTTTAATCTAGCTTTAATAGTAGCATTATGAAAGTCATTAAATTTTCTTACAGTAGCATTGTCTAATGGTATATCATAAGAATTAGTAAAATGTTTTCTTACTTTTTTCATAACTGCATGAGCATCTTCTAATTTTGTAGTTTCTGCAGCGTCGATATATCTATTACCAATAGCAGCATTCATTCTAGCTATTTCTTGCCATATTTCAAGCTTTTGATTTTGAGATAAATCTTTTCTAGACTGTAAGTGTAAATCTGTTATTTGTTTTATTTGTGTAAACCCATTAAATATAATACCAATAGAATCTTTACCGTAAGTAGCAGAGTCTGCAGCCTTTAACTTATTACTAAAAGAAAGTATTCCATAAGGATCACTACCAGCTAATTCCATATCAACTACGCCTCTAATAAATTTATCGTCTTTCAATTCATAATCTTCAACAGGGTTTTTCCAATCTTTTGCAAACTCATATTGAACGTGATCTTGTCTATAACCTTTTTTTATTCCTTCAGGCATACCCCATGACAAGTGAGCAGAATCAATGTCTTTGTCAGCACCACCCATCATATTATCGTTACGAGAATTTGTAATTAATGAAAAACCTTTACCACCTTTTCCACCAGCAAATCCAACAAATTTTAATGCTCTCATATTTCCAGCTGTCATAACAGGTGAACGATTTATAATAGCATATTGAGAATCCCTCCATGCATTCAATTGTTCTGCTGACATAGCTGCAACTCTTGTATTACTCATATTTAAACTTAATACGTCTTTCATGGTCATCCACCATGTATCCAATCTTATGTTCTTACCAGTGTCAGGATCCTTTACTTTCATTTGTTTAGCACCAGACCATAGCATAAACTCATCATCTGCTAATCCTTTTTCAGCACTACTATATTTTTGTTTTCTTAAAGAGTATTTCCAATCGTAAGGTCCTAAAATTACTGCATAACTATTACTTACTTTTGGTCTTATGATACGTGACATTATATAATTTCTTAAAGTTTTTTGTACAAACTCTGAAGTACCTCTAGATTGTAAAGCAGCCCAAGACCAATTAGCATCTGCTAAATGTTGCCCAACATGTCGTTCTGTTACTCTTTTAAACTCGCTTTGTTCTGAATCTAAGAATTGACCATGCTTGTTTTCAAAATATAAATGCTTTAATATGCTTCTAAATGCTTCACTTTTAGTTCTTGTAGTCATAATTTTATCAATGGTAGCAATATCAATTTGATCTATATCTAATCCTTCTAAATCTCTACCACCTTTAAGCTTTTTACCTTTATGCTTTTTTTGACCTAATCTTTTAATAGCTTCTTTAGTTACTTTAATATCTCCCTTTATACCAGAATCCATCAACTCTACCCAACTATCATGAAACTTTCTACCAATGTCTGTTGATGGATCAAACTGAACACTATTTGCATTTAAAAACATTTGTTGCATAATATTTAATTTACCAGTAACGTTTATTTTTTCACGAACATCTATGTTCCAATTAAAATCTTTTGTCTGAACTTTAAACTTATTAGGAGCGTCGGGGTATATACCTTCTTGATCTATAGTTTTTTTACTAGCATCATACATTTCAGCATTTAAGAGATTTGTTTCTAAGCCGTATTTGTGTTTAGCAGCAGAAGTATACATCATAAATTGAAGATTTTCTTTAGTCATGTATTTCATATCAGCTTTATCGGCTCTTGCGTAAGCAAACTTACCTATAATTAAACTTCTATTCCCTGCGTCGTTTCTCGCCCCTTCAGACGTCTTTAAAGGCTTAGAATATAAGGTACCCTTAGACATACCAGAAGAAGCATCATTACCCATATACCTAACTAACTTATCAAATATTGTAGCATTTAATATTATAGTACCATCAGTTTCTGATGCACGAATTCCAGAGTTTAAGTCTTCTAATAGAATACCATTCATGTCATTATCAGGTAAACCTAATCTAGTACCATCTAAAAATGGTATTTCAGCTTTGTCTATTTGATTTAAATACTTTTGAAACTTAGCAGGACTTTGATAGTCACCAGTACGTTCAGCTTGTAAGTACTTAGCAATGTATTTTTTAAATGTTGTTATTCTACTAGGATCTAATTGTTTATTATTTTCTATTATACCCATATCACGCATTCTATATATCATCGTAGCAACTGTATTAACTTTTGTTTTTAAATTAGCAGTACCCTTAACGCTATTTTTATACCAATCTTTACCTACATCTGTTTTTATAGCTTCCCTAACAATAGTATTATAAACATCTGCTATGTTTGCGTCAGTCCAATGTCCTTTTTTACCTTCAGGAGACCATGGGAAACTTCTAATTTCAACTCTACCAGTATCAGCTATAGCTCCATATATAAATTCTCTATTTGCATTTAAGTCATTTTCAAAAGCATACCAATCTTTTTCGGATACATACGGCTCAACAACAGGTTTTCCTTTTATATAGGTAGTTTTTCTAGCAAAAGGTGATACATACACGGGTTTCCCACCTTGAGTAACAACCATATAGCTTATGCTTTTAGCTCCCATATTAGTAAATCCTTTAAAATCATCTCTTCTACCTGAAGTTAATTTTCCTAAAGTATTACCTTTAGGATCAACAGGTGGAATTATTCTAGCATTACCTAGTTTTTTTTCATCACCTTTTTTTATAGGATCGGTAAAATCTATAACAAAATCATTTATAACAGGTCTGTAATTATCAAACCTAAGACCTACTCTTCTAGCTTCTTTTATATCATTTGGGGTAAATTTAGTTAAAGGATATTTTCTTTTTACAGAAGCTACAAATTTATCTATATCTATATGTTTAACGCCTCTACTATCTTTAAAGAAACTTTTCTTCTTTACACGATTGAATGTTCCAATTATATCTCGAAAGAAAGTTTCTTGTGTTATGTCGTAGCCTACTGTATCTGCAACACGCTTTGATAGTTCAGTTAAACTATGTACAGGAAAGTCAACTTCATTACCTGGGGTTAAGTTATGCTTAAAACTATTTTCTCCTGTTAAGATAGTTAAATCTATGTTTTGAGAAGGTTTATAAGGAAGTATGTCTATATTAGGCGTATAGTCATCATGAGTAATTTTTTCTTTTAAAGCTACTAATGACTGTAATAAACCAAGTTTACCTTCTTCTTTACTCTTACCTTTTAATGCAAGTTTGATTTCTTCTTGAGTAATCTTACCACTTTTTTGTAATTTTTTAACCATTTTTAAAATTTGCAAACCCATTTCATCGCTAATAATTTCTTTACTAGTTAATTGCTGTTGTCTTATAGCTTCAAAGTGATTAACCCAGTATAGTTGATAGTCTTTAGATTCAGATGTAAAGAACTCCTCTCTTTTTAATATTTCTACTTGTTCTTTTACAGACTTAGTTCTATCAAAACGATTTGCATGAAGATTTATATCTTTAGTAGCTCTACTTTGCCACGAAGGTCTAGCATTAACACTGAAAAATACACCCATTAATGTTTCATATATTTGCTCTTCTACGGGGTAGTCGTTCATAGAAGATACAATACCACCGTATCCAGCACCAGCTGTCCCTCTTACCATAGTATTTATAAACTCAGTAGCTTCTGCTGTATTTTTAGTAGCTAAAGTACTAGCTGTTTTTCTTATAATATTCTCACCTACTTTTACTAGTGCAGGATTAGTAGATGTCATTAGTTTAGATATGTTTCCATATTGACCTATAGTACCAAAGATACCTCCAGCTATACCCCCATGCATACCAGCCATAGCCATATCTTTAACACCTTCCCAAGACATACCACCTTCATTTCTAGCTGCTAATGGATGTTGAGAAAAAGCCATTAGTAATCCAACGTGACCAGCTTCATGTAGTATTCTTGATACTCCTTCTTTACTAAATTGACCTAATAATAATCCACTAGTTATAGCATTTAAAGCAACACCTTTATTTTTTCCAAGTGCTGCAATACCTTGCATTTGTACTATCTCTGCTAATTTCCCTGGTATAGATTTTAAATCATATATAGCTCTATTAGCTACAGGGTCTAACATAACAGGCTGATTAGAACGAAATGGTTTTAATAGAGTAGTATCTGCTAGTCTTCCTATAGATCTTTGCAACCTATCACTACTAGATGCATACCTATTCGACTTTGCTACTAATTTATTACCCAGATTAACTAAAGATTTACTTGATTCTGCAGCACCACGGCTTACTAGTGCCTTACCAACAGTAGCTGTTGCACTTGTTAACATTCTAGCTCCACCCATCATAATACCTGGTGCTAAACCTAATAAGTGAGTAACATTATTTACTATTTTTTCCATAGGAGTATCAGGCTTGTCAGCAATTCCAAACGTAGTAAAGCCTTCAATAAGACCAGAGACTGCTTGTTTAATAATACCGTCTGTTGCATCTGAATTATCTATAGGTATACCAAGTTCAGAAAGTTTCGTTTCTAAAAATCCTATAGAGTCTTGATCTAGAAAAAGTGCATTTGAATCGTAATAGTTTTTTAAAATATTACCATATGTAACTTCATTTAAACGTCCAGAAGCTAAACGTTCGTTTAGTCTTGTAATATAAGGGTTTAACATTATATATTATTTTTCTAAGGTATCTCTTAATTGATATAACTGATTCAGTCTACTATTATAATAGTCTACATCATCATCAAAACTTTGACGTGCTGAAAACGTTGCAAGACTTTCTGCTGTTTCTATACCAGTACTAATTAAATCAATAGCTTGATTTACCGAAGGTGCATCTGGATTCATTGTTTTTACCTGTAATACGTCAGCTAATCCTACATTTAATAAATTGTATTGAGTTTCAAATGCTAGTTTTGAAGTATCAGCACGTCCTCTATCTTTTGTTAAGAACCTTTTAGCTGTTTCAAGACTAAATCCTTGGTTTTCACTTGGATCAAATTTCTCTCCTAAAAAATTTACTTGTCCTAAAGCTACCATAGAATCATAACCTGCTCTTTCTAAATCTTGTTCAGTCTTATATTCAATTTCTCTCATTGATTGCTCACCACGTAATGCTTGCAAATTCAAATTAGATATAGCTCTTAACGCTTCCATATTGTAATTATTCTCATGTCCCATTGTAGCTAGAGTTACATCGTCTGCATGCTTTTCTCCCAATAAGAATGATTGTAAGCCTGCTGTAACACTAGCTTGCTCTTGCAACAACTCTTTTTCTGCCGATGTTTCCATGTCTAACTTTTCTTCAAAGCTAGGTTCCTTAACTTGTTTCATTAATCCTGATACGCTAGACGTAGCACGTGATAACGAATCTAAAAATGCTTCACTGTAACTTGCCATTATACTGTTCCTCCTAACCCAGATGGGCTTGTATTAAAGTTAGCACCCATACTTGGTATTGAATACCCTCTTTGTGATGCTGTTTGTTCTAAATTTAATAATCCTACTTGTACTCCTCTTAAATCACTTTCAAAACCTTGTGTTAATGAAGACATTTGTTGTTCAGCTCCTAGTCTTTGACCAGATAATTGAGTTTTGAAAGAAGAATCTAATCTATTACTTTGTTCTTGTGCACCACCACCATAAGACAGTCCAGTACTACCCACCAAAGAGTCCATAGCACTTCGTTCACCTTGATAACCTTGTATAGCTCCTTGTTGTCTTATACTAAACTCTTGTCTTCCAAAGCCCGCTCTATCTTTATAATCCTGTCTTAAACCGCCAATACTACTAATTAAAGATTTTTGTGCATTTATAGCATGTACTCTTTCTCTAGCTCTACGTCTTCTTTCTTCTCGTCTTCTTTTATTCATACCTATCTTACCTAAGATAGCACCTCCTACTGCAAAACCTATACTAATTGGATCCATAATTATTCCTCCTCATTCATTTTTTTAGCAATTATAGTTTGACTAAAAGGTTTAATTGTTAAGTCTGGACTAATAGAATTTAACCAAAATAAACCACCAAAGCTAGGAGCAATTGCTTTAGATGCTTCTCTTTTAGCTTTATCATGTTTGCTAATTTTTTCTGGTACGCCATATAGTTCACCAGGTTGACCTGTTCCTTTTAATGAAGGATCTTGTGGTACTCCTGTTTCTTCTTCTTGCATATCGTCAAGTAACATTTGACTAGGTTCATCTGGTGTTCCAAATAACTCACCAGGCTGACCTGTACCTTCTAGCATTGGGTCAGTGTTAGTTCTAAGTGAATCTGATTGTGCTACTGTATTCTTATTGTTAGCCATTTTTTTTCTCCTTTAATAACTCTATTGCTTCTACAAAATCTTTTACCCTTACAGGTGTTTGTTCCTTCCACGTAGACGGTTCTTCGTCTGGTGGATTCTTATATAATAATTCTTTTATAGCATCATCATAATACTTACACTTTAATAAATGCCAAGTAGCTGGAAACTTACGATGCCAACTAGTACCAAGTTGATAATTAACAGAAACTAAAGCTATCTTAAAATCTTCATCATCTAATTCTAGTAATCTCATTTGCTTACTAGCACTATCTAATGCTGTCTTTACATCCTTCTCAAACCACTCATCTATAACATTTTTTGGTACTAAAGACTTTACTGGATACTTTTCTTTTTCTTCCTTTGATAATAAATGTCCAATACCACAAGTCTGTTTACCTACTACATCTAGATAAACACTTTGTTTATATCCCTCTCTTAGTTTTAAATGTTCAAAAAGCTTATCCATAAACTTATTAGAACTTCTAAATCTATCTGGTATTAAGTTCCACATTGATCTAACCAGCTCCACCACCACCACCAGAATTGTTTTTTTGTTCTCTTTTCTTTTTCCAAAATTCTAATAGACCACCATCTCCTTTAATTTCCGCATCTTTATCTTTAGCTTTATTCCACCACTTTCCTAAATACCAACTGTTATCTTCGGTGGTAGATGACCCTTGAACTGGACCTACAAATCCTTCTCCTGGTAGATGAGGACCAACAAACTCTGGATAGTTTTTAACAGAAGTACTTGGTTTCGTTGCACCATCTCCAGATGGGTTGTCATTAACTCCCTCTAAATACATAGATACTATAGTTTTATGACTTAAGCCATCATCTTTTTGAGTTTTATACAAAGCTTTAGCTTCACCCTTACCAGTTTCACGCCAAGCCTTTCTTGCCTCTTTTCTGCTTTTCCCCGAAGCCATCTCATTAGTCATATGATTTTTTCTTACTTTAGAACGATAACTAAAACCTTTCATACCTTCATTTATAGAAGATACAGTACTACCAATTTGAAGACCCATTTCTGCCCCTGAAGCCATTGCAGTAATATTATCTAAGTTACGTATAGTCCTACTATCTTCTATACGTTTATTCATTTTTCTTTCTTCTTCTGCTGTGTTTGCATCAAATTGTGCCATTGCTACATCTGTTCTACTTGCCATTATGCTTTCTCCAATTGTGTTTTAAACCACGATCCTTCTACTTTATAATATAGATAAGTTTCATCACCTTCTCTAACGAGTTTTTTATCGCCAGTTACTCCATCAATATTACGTGGTTTATTTTCTAGTTTAGTTTGCGTATTTGCTTTACTATCTAAATCTTTAACTTTACTATGTGAACTATTTAATGCACCGACACCACTACTTTCTGGTGGTGTATAAGATTCACTATATACATTCTCACCATATTTTCTTTTATTACCTGGTAATGCTTTAGCCATTATTTTACACTTTTGTTTCGATATACTATTTGCATATCGTTAATCTCAAAATCTTGTTGATCTGTAGCACCTGCTAATTCCAATCCAAATGTTTTAACTTTTTTAAATGCAGAAGTAATACCTCTTATTTTAAATTTTGTTGTCCTGTTAGACCCGTCGTTGTTACCAGCTAATGTTCCTAATGTTACACTAGTAAAAGCAGAGCCATCTGAAACTCCATCATTGTTTACTCCTACATCAGTAAATCCTTTTACTGTTATGTCTTCACCATTCTTATAACTTATATATACTGTTGTTATAGTTTTATCTAGACTTGGATCATCAAAAGTATATGCTGGTGTTTTTAAAGATATAGCTGTAGTTGCTGCACCTTTTAATGAAGGTTCTGGATTCCAGTATTTTAATTCAATATCATTACCATCTTTTTCAAACCATACTAATTTACCATCATTAGTATTAATAAGGTTAGATACATCCACAGCATTGCCTTTAGAGGCACTATATGACCATCCTAGCGTCTTTAAATCGATTTCTAGTATTCCACCACTAGGATTGTTATTTAACTCCCCTATGGCTGGATTTGTAATAATCAATGTTTGCTTATCTGGTACGTATCCAATTTGTGCATCGTTACTATAATACTGAGTATTCCAATCTTTAAATCTTTTTTGTCCGTTTTGTCCCATTAATAAATCTCTTAGTTGTTCTCCATCATATAAGAATGCACCATATTCATTAAACCATGCTACAAATCCTTCTGCTTGTACCACATGGTAATCTTTTTGACATCCTTTATATTTCAATGTAGCTTCTAATAATTCTACATCTCTGCTACAATTAATAATAAATAAAGTACTCTTCTTAAATTCCAATAATTTATTACCAACAGATGCTAGTTTTATAATATCATCACCATCGTTTATATCTACATCTATCCTCTTCTTATAATCAAAAGTATCAAAAGCACCTACATCTGATTTTATCACAGTATCATTAGCTGTTTGTAGCTTATTATTTTCATCATAGTAAGTAATATTACCTACATATGCTCTTCTGTTTAAAATAGTAGATGTTTTAAAAGACGTTCCTGCTCTGCCTAAAGGATTGTAGCCACGTTTTGTATAAGGATTATTTGTATCTAAAGTTTGTATATTGCTTAATCCTACTATATATTGAACTCCTGATGTAAAAGATGCTCCCGTTGCATACATTCTTTCATGATCTACGCCAATAGTTCCTGAATTATTATGAGTAACTTCACCCATCTTAGTCCATATATCAGATCCAGCTTTTCTTAATCCTTTACTAAAATCTATTTCCATAAATAAGTATTGAGTATCAACTGCATCATTATCATCTATAGCCCAATAAACTTTAAATCCAGTTTGCCTAATTTTATTTGGTACTCTACCTATAGCAGACCAGTACAATGTTTTTTTAGTATCAGCAATTAAAGTAGGTTGTAATATATGACCAACATGAGTTGGACTTGATTCTTGATCATCGTATATATTAGATACCCATATACTATACTTTTTATTAGTAGAATTTGCATATACTGATATATTAGCTCCTGTGTCATTACTATTGTCGTCTTCTGGAGCAAACCACATATAAAATGCTAATGGACCATACCCATCTGTATAACCAGTGTAAGTACTACCTTTCATATAATCTGCTAAAGTATCTATCAAATTAGTTCCAGTAGGTGTTATACTTCCTGCTGCTACAGTGTAGCTAGAAATAGCCATATTGAATAAAAATTCTGATTGATTAGCTGAAGCAGGATAATAATGTGTGTTAACACCAGCAGAATAAGCTTGTAATGTTCCATCTTGATATCCATATCCATCAGGTCCAGACCATACACCACTTTTTAATGGTGCTGCATAAGCATTATCTACTTTAAATCCACTTTCTTGTTGAATGATATGAACATTAGCATCAAATCCATAGTCCTTTACTAAGTCTAAGTATCCATGCCATTTAATTTGATTACTTGTACTACCAGCTGTGTAAGTATGTGGACATACTCTTAGTTGACCATCTACTGCATAATATTCTAATTGAGCTGCTACACTGCCATAGTCTATTACAGAGTTAGCTTCATATGCACCATCTGTTTTATCAAATCCTTTTACTTGTGTATTAGGAATGTCATTAATAAATAACATTTCAGTATTATATAAAGCTCCATCATTTGGATCTCTATCACTATTAAAGTGAAACAATCCATTACCATGGTTTAGTGTTGTAGTAAACTTTTCTTCATCTGCTGATTGTACATGTGATAAATCAGTAACAGCACCAGAAACTTTTAGTTTACCTGGCGTCTCAATACTTAATCCCTTTAACTCTCGATATTCATTTACTTCTAAGTCTCTTGGATTAGTATTGTTATTTAGTCCACCACTAAAATTATTTACGTTTAGAACTTCTTTTGGCACTACTTCTTCCTTTTGTTACTTTTGTGTTATGCATTCTTCTATCTTTATCCATATCAGAACCATTCCAAGGATTACCCTTTAATGTGTTAGTTGTTACTATTTTACTCATTGCCGTCTATTACCTCTCCCCATAGGGACGTTATTCCGTTTTTAATTTCTACAGTCTCTACTTTAAAATCACCATTGTCAAACCAATCAACAATAGCAAAAGCATGACCCCAGTTATTTAATCTACCTTTTAACCATTTATTCTTTTCATGAGACATATCTTTTAAACATCCCATAGACCAAGAACCAATAGTTCCATGTAGTTTTGTCATTGTATGTCTTTGTATATCATGTACATGTCCATACATTACGTTCTCTCCATACGTTTCAAGATGCTTTTTTGCATGGTACGTAGTCGCAAAGGCACCATGAAAGAAAGTGAGGTTACCAATTTGTATAGGTAAATTATATTCACTATAACTATATCCTCTCTCTTTTATTTTACACGCTTTAAAAAAAGAGTAATTAACGAGATAGGGATACTTAGTAACAAAGTTATCCAACCAGAGATCGTGATTGCCTTGTAATAAATGCTTCTCTTTACATCCAACTTTGTCCAATACTTCATCCCAAACATCCAATCCTTCATTAACTAATCTTATATCTTCATCTACTATTGGTAATACATATTCTAAAGGTGGTAGTTTTTTGTCTTTATATTTCCATGCTGACACAGACTCCCACTCTCCAACATCTCCCAAATTTACAAAGATGTCAGGTTTAATCTTTTCTATTGCTTTAATAACACAATTTACTGCAGCTTTATCCTCTAAAGGATAGTGCTGATCTGGTATAATAATACCACGTTTCTTTACTTTCAAAGGTTTCTCCTAGTTTTTTTTCTTTACTTTCTCGAAGGAACGCATCCCCCCAAGACCGAGCATGCCAAGAAGTACTGTTGTTAGTGTGCCCATGTCAAACACGGGCAACACTATTTCAACACCACGAGCGTATAGCACGAAGGTTAGTAATGGTTGTAGAATAAAATGATACAACAATGCAAATGAGCAAACCCAACCCGTAAAGGGTCTCCAGCCTGCTACAAATATTGATGTATGACCTGCTTCTACTTTATTAACTTCAAGTTGAGCTTTATTAATTTCTGCAATTAACGTAGCTTTCTCTTGCTTGTCTAAAGTGAATTTATCAACGTTGCTTGCAACTTTGTCAATAAGTGTACCTATTAAATTTAAACTAGGCATCTATCTCACAGTTTGCGTTACAGTCTTCCAGGCCTTTTAAGTATCCTTGTTTTTCTGTTAACATTGTTTTTACTTCATTTAAGCGACCTTGCTGTTCCTGAATTGATTGTATCAATTCATTATGTTGCTCTACTAATGTTTCCATTTCTTGCATAGCAACTGCTTTAAGATCTACTTTTTTTTCTTTAGCCATGTGGGCTCTCCTATTTTGTTTTATTAATTATTTTTTCTTACTTGTACGTCTTTTCTTTCTAGCAGCACGATTAGCTTTCATTTTAGCACTCATGTTACTTAACTTAGATCCTTTTCCAACTGTATTAGTATAGGTGTTACCTTTTCTGGTAGTTTTTTTAACTCCAGTATGGTATGAACGTTTATCCCAACTAAATGTTTTTTGACCTTTTTTACGAGCAGCCGCTAATTTAGTATTAAAGTCCTTACCTTTTGTAGATCCTTTTTTGTACTTAGGATAGTTACCGCCTTTAGTTTTAGTAACTCCTACTACTTTTGCACGATTTACTGTAGTACCTTGATAATTAGCAGTAGCTCCTTTGAGTCTGCTTTTTATTTTATGTCCTACTTTTTTAGCTCTAGCTTTTATTTTAGAACCTACTTTTTTAGCTCCTGTTTTAATCTTATTTCCTAAAGCCTTTCTTTTTTTAGCTAACGCTTCTCTTCTTAATCTAGCAGCTTCTTTTCTTTCTGCTATGGTTTTTAATGCCATGATTGCTCCTTATCCCTGTCCTCGAGATCGTTTTTTATAGTACTTTTTACTTGTTTTAGCACCATACTTTGTGTTGTTAGACATGCCTTGACGTGTCTTTTTTTTACCATTACCTCTCTTAACTGTACTTAATATATTAATAGATTAAATCCAGTCTTTGCTTCGTAACTTTGTATATCATACATGCTAATATACCTAGTTTCTACAAATATTCCAAACTTTTTCGAAAGTTTCCATCCGTATACCATTCCTAAGTCGTAATCCATACCATTCTCAGCTAGTCCATAGTTAAAGGAATAGTCACTCATACCCTTTGTAACTGGATATGTTGTAACCCACATGTGTAGCCAATTAGTAGGATTATAATTATAATAATCAGCACCTAAAGATAAACTTAGTTCATTTTGATATCCAAGATCTCTAGTATATTCTTCATTGTAATCTTCCACTAACTTAGTATATACTGTTTCATAAAACTCTTGATCTGTTGTTGCTACAATATTACCTTCAGCATCTGTCCAATACCAATCCCAGAATACATATCCGAATTGAGTGTACTGTTCAGTCCAAGTATCTTTATATGGTCCATCTGCATATCCTGCTTCATCCCATGCTAATAACCAAAATGGAATAAACTCTTCAGGGTTAACACCTTGGTCTTCCCAATATAGATCTATTGGTAGAAAGTCTAAGTATGCTGGATGACTTCTAGCAGCAACACCAAGAGAGAGATCTAAGTTTCCTAGATTTTTTCTATATCTCATATCTAATCCTGAGAACTCTAAGTCTTCCAATCCTCTATAATCATAGTTTGCTTTTACTATAAAGTTATCACCTAAGTATCGTAACATTATTTCTTGTTCTGTAAAACTCTCTTCAAATTCATTGTGATCTGAATACTCTAATACATATTCCCAACCTTTTGCCATACCATTACCAATGGCTACTGACTGATTTATAGGAGCTTCATCTCCTGTATACCACACTTCAGGTTTATTTTCATATCCAAAACGTGCTAATTTTCTAATACCGATAGTAAAAGAAGTATAGTCATCTGAATCTTGTAGTATTTCATTTAACTTTCCACCACTTACTGAAAAGGTTTGTTCCTTAGTAAGAGGACTTGTTAAGCTGTAAGCACCATAAATGGTACTATATTTAAGAATTCCTTGAGCAAATAAACTACTCATTAACAGTAAACTACATAGTATTTTTTTCATTGAAACTTCCTTAGTTGTATGTTATCAATTTCATCATTGATTTTTTTTAGTATTGTAGCTTTATCTAATTTAAACGATAAACCTGCTTCAAATCTTTGAATCTCTTTTCCATATTCAAACATAAGAATCGTTGGTACTGACTTTATATTCCATTCATCTTTAATTGCAGCACCAAATGCTGGGTTATCTATACTTGCATTAAATACAAGACAATTCTTTAATTTACTTAAATCTATATTAGCAGAAAAATTCCAATCTGCATTCACTTGCACTACAACACATTCATCCTGACTTAACAGTTGAACTTGTTGTAAACTTCTTATGTTATCCTGTGATACCAAGAATGATGGTAACAAAGCTAAGCCAAGCCAACACCATAGTAATATAGTATATTTGTTCATCGTTCATCTCACTTTTTATTTAGTATATATGTTTCAATACTTTTAATATCCTCTTTGATCTCTTCAACATCTTCTTGAGTGTCTAAGACTGCATCTCTAATCATTTGGTCTTTTAGATCATATTCAGTTCTTGATACTGAGGGTGCTGGTAATTCTTTTGCTAGTTCTATATCAGCTTGTAGAGTAAACCACATACCAATAATCATACCAAGTGTTACTACTGCACTTA